GCCGGGCTGACCTGCTGGACACCTGCACCCGGGGGACCACCCCGGAGTGGGCCTCTCCGCAGTTCCTGGCCATGACCTACCGGTGCTCGGAGGAGAACGTCGCCCGACTCGCGGCGGACCGGCAAATGCGACAGACCCGGGATGCCCGGACCAACATCCGCTACGCCAGGGACTACCTGAACAACGCCATCGAACAGATTGAGAGAAGGGGATGACCGAACTCCGCAGAGTGGCCAACACCGAGGATGCCTACCTGGCCTCCCTCGCCAACATGCCCGAGACCTACCTGGAGTGCCGCTCCACCCAGCACCGGATGGCCATCACCGATGCCTTCCGGGTGGTCGACAGCAGGGAGGAGAAGGGTGCCTGGCCGCACATGGGCCATCACGTGTACGCCAAGCGGACGCTGACCTGCGACCGCTGCGGCATGATCCGGCACGACTTCTACGCGATCTCCTCGCGTCGTGGTCACACCTACCTGACCAAGATCAACGCCACCTACGAGCCCCCCGAGGGGTACGCGGTGACCGGTCTTGGTCGCGTCGAAGGCAGCCGTGGTCTGGTCCTCGGGCTGGGACTGGACCTCGGCGAGACCCCGGTCCGAGGCCGGGGCAGACCCAGGAAGGGAGCGTGATCTCAGGACCCTGAGAATGTACAGTCCATATCCACACATCTACAGAGCAACCAAGTAAACTCAACTCAAGCAAAGGAACCACATTCAGATGAGCACCACCCAGAATGAGACCACCCGCCCCATCTCCGAGACCATTCAGCAGGCGTTGCAGGACGCGGGCTACGGCTCCTACATGTCCTACGCCCAGCCGGTGATCGCGGCACTCACCGCTCGGGAGGAGGCCATCACCGAGAAGTTGGTCGGCTACGCCGAGGCCAACGGTGCGGACACCGAGGAGGTGACCGCGATGCTGAACGATCTCGGCATGGCAGTGAAGGCACCCGAGCCTGAGGCCGACAACGAGGACGGCTCGGACGAGAGCGACGGGTCGGACAACAGCCGGATCGCCAGCGCGCTGGGTCGGATCGAGGAGCAGATCTCCCGGCTGACCGACTTCGCTCGGCGCAACGGATACCGGGGCTAGTCACACAGAGAGCCGGGTCGCGGTCATGCGGCCCGGCTCTCGTGGCCTCCACAGAGAGGGGAGCCATGACCAAAGGCATGTCGTGGGAGGAGCCGCCACCTCCCGGTCGCAGTCCAGCCGACTGGCCAGCAATTGCGCGCGAGTTGCGCGCACATCCTGGCGAGTGGTTGAAGGTGTTCGACGACGGACCCGTGTCTGCCGTGAACGCCATCCGCCAGGGTGAGGTGCAGTGGCTCACCCCGGTGCGACCGGGACGCAAGGTCGTGACCCACGAGGGGTTCGAGGTCCGGACCCGCAACAACAGGCCAGGCCCACCGAAGGTCTGCACCCTGTACCTGCGATGGATGAACGAAGGAGAGTGACGTGCTCCCACGGATCACGCTAGAAGGGAGGGTGGTAGCCGACCCCGAACTGAAGTTCGGTCAGGGGTCGGGCACCGCCATCTGCAAGATGCGGCTGGTCGCGGCCGACCGCAAGGAGAACAAGCAGACCGGGGAGTGGGAGGACACCGACACCCTGTGGATGGACGTGACCTGCTTCAAGAAGTTGGCGGAGAACGTCGTCGAGTCCGTGGTCAAGGGTGACCTGGTGATCGTGACCGGGAAGATCCGGACCGAGGAGTGGGAGGACCGGGACACCGGAGGGAAGCGGAGCAAGGTGTCGATGATCGCTGACACCGTGTCCGCCTCACTCCAGTTCCGGATCATCCCGCACGGTGAGGCCCGGCGTACGGCTGCGCCGGCCCCTGCCGCCCAGGCGTACGGAGCGGCAGCCCCGTCCGCCTACAGTCAGGGCCCCCAGGAGGAGGAACCACCCTTCTGATCTCAGGGTCCTGAGATACCGGTCATCAAACTGGACTCCACTTGACATAAGCCCTGTCAAGTGATAGACTTGATTTATCAAGTCGCACCCAGGTCAACCTGATCTGGGTCAAGCAATCTCAGGGTCCTGAGAACCGAAGGAGCAACCACCTCATGCCACTCCACACCAACTACGGCGACCACCTGTCGGTCACCGTCACCCGGCTTCGTCGGGGACAGCGCACCTCGACCGTCATGTGGTCGGTGCAGCAGCGGCTGTACGACGAGATCCGTGCCGAGCAGGGTCTCACCCCGCACATGCCGTGCGGCTTCGGCTTCGCCAGGACCGAGGACCTCGCCCTCGACTCGGCCCTCTCCCACGCCGTCGGCGTCAAGGAAGCAGGCGACGAACTCGACGCCTGCATCCGGGCGGACCGGGACAACGGACGCCTGACCAGGACCAGCCCCGAGACCATGGCGGCGATGGCCCGCTACAACCACGTCGTCGAGGACAGCCGCGACGACTGGGGACCCGAAGCCTCCTGAGCGCATCACGTCGCCCGCCAGTCACCCCGACTGGCGGGCTTCGTGGGTTCTCAGGACCCTGAGACTCAGCCGCCATGGCTGAGCAACAACCGAAAGGAAGGTGGGCTCTCATGCCCAAGGCAAGCATCGGCATCGGACTCGGACCGGTCCGAGTCACGCAGGGGATCGGGCTCCCAAGTATCTCCGGCCTCGTCAGTGCCAGCGTGGTCGTGACGGCTCTCGCAACATTCGGAATGGTCCACGACGCCATCTGGCCCGAGCCGCCACAACCACCACCACCGCTGGGGGTCACGACGGCGATCCCGGGTACCGCCGACTGGGTGGACATCGGCTCCGCCCCCGACTATCGAACGGGTGAGTGGCAGACCAAAGCACCGAAGAAGAAGAACGGTCCCGAAGGGTGCCACTGGTGGGCATGGAATGACGCCGATTCCTATAACGCATCCAACCGCGAGGGCACGGTCAAGCCCGGCAAGAAGGGCACCGTCACCCTCCGGTCGGGCGATGTCTTCAACACCGAGGGCTGCGGCAAGTGGGTGAAGGTCTGAGAACCCATGGTGCCGACCAGCATCACCACCTGGTCAGCGCCACGGGTTCTCAGGACCCTGAGACTGGACCGCCGTGGTCCAGCACAACGAGAGGAACGGCAACCATGCCGAGCATCACCCAGCCCAACCCACCCCGCCAGTGCGCGGCCTACGCCACAGCGACCGACGACCTCTGTCGTCGGGACACCTACACCACGATCGAGATGGGCCTGTCCACCGACGACCGCTCGTGGGAGGTCATGGTCGAGGTCCCGATCTGCGACCAGCACGACGACCTGCTGACCGCTGTCAGCGAGGAGGTCAACCCGACGATGGGTCTCGCGGTCAAGGATCTCGACGGTGACGGCACCGTACTGCCCACGTTCCGCATGTCGGTGTTCTCGGTGAGTGCCGAGTGATGAGCGACCAGACACCACCACGGAAGCCTCGCTCGGTCATCGTCAGCACCCTGCTGGTGATGTTCACCGTCTTCGTCATCGCACCGGTGCTGTTGATGGTGGGCTGCGGTGCGCTCGCCTTCGTCGGGGGGATGACCCCATGACCGGCCAGTCTCAGGGTCCTGAGATGAGCCGGCCTCGGGCGTTCGTGCTGGGGGTGCGGGAGTTCCGGTCCGACTTGACCACGCACTTCGACTACCCGCTGATCGAGACCTATGACCTCGGCCGGGACCTGGCCCACCGGCTGACCCTGCGGCACTGGGACCAGTCGCGGTCAACCAATCTGACGCGCGGTCAACGACTCATGCTGTCGGTGGCCGAGCGGCTGGTGCTGAGGGTGGCTGACCGCACCCTGTCCGAGCAGGTGGACGACGCACTCCGCCACGCCCTGGCTGACATGCAGCGGGCGATCTCGTGACCGCCCGCAACTACGAGGCCATCGCGGCCATCATCCGGGAGGAGATGGAGGCCAACCGCAACGAGGACCGCGGCTACCAGGCTGCGTACTCCATCGCCATCGGGCTGGCCGACTACTTCGCCAAGACCAACCCACGGTTCGACCGGGCCAAGTTCTACGCCGCCGTCGGGATCACATGACCGGCTACCTCACCGCTGCCCTCGCCATCGTGGCGGGGGCGGTGGTGTTCTACCGCGCTCAGGCCGAGGCCGATGACAGGAGCAACCCCCGATGCAGACCTGGCACTGCACTACCCAGGAGCGGCACCTGCCGCACACCTGGTTCTACCGAAGAGACCGTCGCTGGTACCGCTGCGACGGACAGGATCTCAGGGTCCTGAGAACGAAGGAGGAGCAACCATGTACGTGACCGGAAACCCCAAGACCAAGAAGGCGCTGCGCGAAGCGCTGCAACGAGGCGAGACCCTCACCATCTTCGCGCCCGGGCTCGGCACCCCGAAGGAGAACGGGGTCGAGAACGTGGAGGGACCGCACTACCCGGAGCCGCACCGCTGGTACGCCCGGGTCCAGATGGTCGACGGCAAGATCGCGAGGGTGGTGTCGTGACCGAGGGCGTGGTGCACCCGCACCGGACCACCTACGAGCAGCGCACCATGGCGGTGCTGAAAGCGATCGCGGTCAACCGATCGACCATCGCCATCGGTGACCTGGCCTGGACACTCAACTACCAGCGCACCACCCGGCCACTGACAGACCTGCTGGCCGGGCTGCGCCCCATCCTGGAGGACCACGGCTGGCCACCGCTCACCTGCCTGGTCGTGCTGCCCACCCACAAGCCGGCCCTGACGGCGGACCAGGTGGAGGACGTGCGGATGCAGCAGCGACGGTGCTACGTCTGGGCCAGCGAGCAGTCGACCGAGCGTCAACGAATGCGCGGTCAGTGGGCCGAGACCATCCTCGGAGGGGACATCGCGTGACCGAGATCCTCATCAAACTCAGGGTCCTGAGAAGGTGCCTGGTCCGGCAGTGGTGCGCCATCGCCGGCCACTACTGGTGGGTGGACGAGCGTGGTGTGCACTGCGCTCGCTGCGGGATGGCGGGTCGGTGATGGACATCGACGAGACGCTGGCCCGGCTGCGTGCCCTGACCGAGCAGATCAACCGGAGCGGTGGCCGTCACGCCACGGTGGAGGAGCGGCAGTTCACCGCTCTGTTCACCGCGCTCGACGAGTGGCTCAGCCACGGCGGGTTCGCACCCCTGCCGTGGCAGGCCGACGCGACGGTGCGGGAGGGGTTAACGAATGGCAGCCACCGTGACCCTGCGTGAGGAGTTCGACTCCGGCGGGATCACGGCCAATGAACTGGTCGAGTTCGGAGCCCGGGCCATCGCGCTCGGGCTCGGTGGCTACTCGGTGCGGGTGGCCATCGCCGCCCGGACGGACAGCGGGAACACCAGTAACCTGCTCTCCGACCCGCTGGCCATGCGCCAGATCCGAGCACTGGAGGTCACCGGGCCCGCACCTGAGATGCGCTGAGCGCACACGCGCGCACTGAACACCACTTGACATAAGGTCTGTCAAGTGATATAATAGTAGTAGAAGGTTGAGTTGGGCCCAAGTTCAGGAGAGTCAAGGATTCTCAGGGTCCTGAGAAAACAGAGTGGCAGGGGGTCAAAGCCCTGCCATTCACTGTGTCAGCACTAGCCGTGGTGCTGAGCAACGAGAGGAACGCATGACCGACACGATCGACCTGACCGAGCACACCGTCGTTGGTGGCGAGCAGGTCTACCCCGGGGACCTGTGCTGGGTCCACACCGCGACCAGTGCACCGCTGGACTGGCGCAACAAGGACCGCGTGATGGCGGTCTACTGCGGGAGCAGGGGGCAGCGGCAGTGGATCCTGCTGCTGCCCAGGGACGAGGACAAGGACTCGACCTACGGAGGGTGGCGACTGGCCACCCACGTCACCAATGGGGAGTTGGACCGGCTCAACCTGCGCCGGTTCGAGAACTCCCACAACGGGTGGTGGCCGACTCCGAGCGGGATCACCCCGTTCGAGAAGTGCCTGGGCTACTGGTGCGTGACTCATCAGGTCTTCCACGCCGCCGAGACCTGCCCACCATCCGACGAGCCCGACCGGTTCGTCGAGACCGCGCGGATCGCGCAGTTGGAGATGGACCTGGCCGAGGCCCGACGGGCCAACGAGGTCCTGGTCCGAGAGCACGAAGCCTTCGTGACCAAGGCCAGCGAGATCCTCGGGGAGGAGGCCGACAGCCACGACCTGTGCGAGGTCTACGACCGCATCGCTGAGCGGGCTGGACTGCGCCGCCGGGTCCGTGAGCACGAGGTCACCATCGAGGTCACCTATCGGCAGGTGATCCAGGTCCACGCCCGCTCGGCGGGTGCTGCCGAGGAGGACACACGCGAGGCGGAGATCGAGTCGGGCTGGCACCCGACCGTGCCGCTGGAGATGGATGTGGAAGGAGCCAGCACCCCGACCGACGTGGCCGTCAAGGTCATCGTCGAACCGCCGTTCTGATTCTCAGGAACCTGAGAACGAGAGAGGAGCAACCAATGATCAGACTCGTCAAGCCGGGGGAGCAGTTCCCCGACCTGATTCACCACGGTGACCTGCTGCCGCTGGGCACCACCGTCCGGATCGGTCACCGCAACGGTGCCGTCTACGAACAGCAGGCACCCCGCACCTGGGTCGACCCTAGTGGGGGTGCACCGATGGACGCCTACTACCTGAACGGCCCGAACTGGCTGGACCGGCCGGTGGACATGACTGAGGTGGAGATCCCGCTGGAGTCCGTCGAGGCGTTCCGCTGGCGGATGCGGGACTCCGCCCTCGGTGCGGCCGAGCGGTCGGGCATCCACATCAACCCGATCATCGAGATGTGCTCGGCCTTCGGGGCCGGGACCGCCCGGTTCACCGAGGGTGGGATCGTGTCGAGCAACGTCGACATCCAGCAGTTGCCCATCGGGACCGTGCTCTACTCCGGTCACCCGGACGTGCCGAGCCAGATGACGGTGTTCGAGAAGAAGGGCCATGCGCTCACCCGGATCCTCGGCACCCGGGACCGACAGCCTGGGGTGCCGATGACCATCTACTCGATCCCGGGCTACACGGTGCCCGAGCCCGAGGTCATCGCGGACGATGACACCCTGACCCGGATCGCGCTCCGGGTCTTCCGGGTGGGCAAGGCAGCGCAGAAGAACAACGGCTGGTGCGGTGTCTTCAACACCTGCATGACCGGGGTGGGCATCACCGAGCAGGTGCTGGCCAAGATCGGGGCCACCACCAAGGGACCCGGCGACACCCTCGACCGAGAGCAGATCGCCCTGCTACCCGAGGGCTCGATCCTCTGGTGGCCGTGGCGCAGCGGTCAGGCGTTCGCCGTCTACATCCGCGACGACAGCGCTCGCGGAACGTCCAAGACCCGGCGGCTGTTCGGGTGGAACGACGACGGGTCCAACACCCACGGGCACATGCACGTGGTGCAGACACCGGACGAGCCGATGGCCTGGCGGATCAACGGGACCATGGCCCAGCACCTGCCGGACGGGGTGACGCTGCGGGTCAACGGCAGCAACCAGGTGATGAGCGAGGGCGTCCGTCGACACCTGGTCTCCTACTACGACTACGCCGTGCAGGCGTGGCCGGTCGACGCTCCCGTGGCGGAGGAGGTCGCACTATGAGCAGCACACCGCTGAGCACCCTCGACGGGCTGGAGGACGGCAGTGACGTGGCCGTGGTCCTGGCCGGGGGAACCATCGAGCACTGGGAGTGGCGCGAGGGGGTGATGCAGAAGGACGGCAACCGGCTGCCGGAGTTCTTCTTCTCAGGGCTCCTGAGAGACAACAAGGTGATGCTCGGCAACTTCACCCCGCCGGTCCGGGGGGAGTGGTTCACCCGGCAAGTGTCGGACTGGATGTACCTGGTGGTCACCGTGAACGAGGGAGCGGGCACCTACCAGTGTGCGTACTTCCGGCGCGGGTCCTTCTACGACTGGCGTGAGGTCAGCCGGGCTGACCTGCTGGACACCTGCACCCGGGGGACCACCCCGGAGTGGGCCTCTCCGCAGTTCCTGGCCATGACCTACCGGTGCTCGGAGGAGAACG